AACTGGACTACACAACGCATTAGAAGATTGTTACTTTCAAGCAAGAAAAGTACAAAAAATATATAAACAGTTAGATATTAAACCTTTTTAATAATACTATGTAAAAAAGGCATTTCTTTTTTTAAAGAATATTTTCTAGATTTTTCAAAAAAGTCTTGTCCTTCCCAGAACCTTTTAATTACATTATTACCTACATTATTATTTTTAATATAATAATCAAGTTGGTTTAAAACTTCACCATAATTACACCACTGGTATAAACTCTTTTGATCTTCAAAACTTCTAAGTTCTTTTTTTACATGACGTAATTGTTCACTATCAAGTAAATTTACAACTTGTTCTACTGGATCTTGAATAAAAAGAATCTCTGCTTTTATCTTTTTATTAATAGCATATTTTAAAAGATCAGGCAAGTACATAACAGTAAAAACACCAATAGCAGGAACAAATTGTAAATTATATTTTGCTGGAGAATGTTTTAACTTTAATTCAAGAAATTTAGTAATATTTTCATCCAACAATTTCCAGTTACTTTTCCACCTAGATATTTCTATTGCTTTACCTACCGAATCTATACTTAACATCAATGATACTTTGTTAAAATCATCTAATTTTTTAATAATCTCCTCATCATATACAGAGACATTTGTTAATATTCTAACTTTAACTTGAGACTTATTTTTAATTGCATCTAATAACATTAATAATTCTTTTTTCATATAAAAAGGTTCACCACCCGCTATATGCACCCATTTTAAATTAGGATAGTTGTTTATTGATTTGAGGAATTTTTCAAAAACATCTTTATTATTAAACTGATGCGAGTGAGTAGAACTATACCCGGCTTCTTTTGCTAATAAATGACTTGCACTTGGACCACAAAAATTACACATAAAATTGCAAGTATTACCTAATCTAACATCTAAATATTCTATATACTCAGGTGGAACTTGTAAACTGTTATCTTCTGCAAAGAAGCGAATTGGCGTTAATTTGTCTATAAGATGTTCTCTATGTGATTTAATATTTTGTGCTTCTTGTTTAACACAATATATACAACCTTTTGGCACTTTTTTCTCTAAAATTTTTTTTCTATCATTTATAAAAATATCACTATTATGCACTTCTGGATTGCTATCTTTAATAAACTCTGGTTCTTGATCATTTTTATAAACACAACAAGGTAATATCTCACCTGTTGTACTCAAATGTACTTGTTTCCAGATTGCTGGGCAATAAAAATTATTGTAATTATTTTTTGGTAACATTAATAGTATTTAATTAATATTATGCAACCTTTTTTAATTTCTTGATTTTTTTATTATCTAGTGCTAAAATGTGATATGACAAAAGTTAAATGGTATACAATATCAGACTTTTATATTTGGGATGATAAAAAATACCGTCATCGAAAAGATCCAGTTACCAAATGGATAAAACTACCTTGTGTATATAAAATAAAAATTAATAATAAAATTGTACACATTGGACGATCAGATACTTGTAAAAAACATGGTGGTGCTGAAAAGGTGAGAAAAGCATTGGTCAATCTATTAAATGTTTTAGAATACAATCCAAGTGTTACAAAAACCAAATATTGGGAAAAAATTAGATTGCAACACAAACCAAACTCAAGTAATATTAAAATAGGAATAATAAAAACTAATGCCATCGAAAAAACCTACATTCAAGAAAGCCAGAGAACAAATTAATCATTACGAGGAATGTACATGGTTAGGTAATGATTCTCCTATGTTTGAAAACGAATTTTGTGCAATATTTAAAGACAAATATCCAGTAACTAAAGGACACACACTTTTTGTTCCAAAAAAAAATAACCTTGACACAATAACAGAAACTTATAGACTGGCTTATTATTGTGGTGAAGAATGGATAAAAGAAGGCAAGATGGATGGATTTAATATAGGACAAAATAATGGACCAGCGGCTGGCCAAAGTATATATTGGCCGCATATACATTTAATTCCTCGACATAAAGACGATTGCGAACCTGAATCACATAATGGTATAAGAAGAGCACATCCTAAAGGTGATCATGAAAATTATTATTAATGAAAAGAAAAAATAAAAAATTTCCTTACAGTAAACCTGACTCGGTTCCAAAAGGAATGATATTTATTTCACCCGATGGTGGGGAAACTGTCTACGAACAAAAGAAAAACGGACAAAGAGGCAAAATGATTTCACAATCTCAATTAGCACAAGATGTTGAAGCATCATATGATGAAACTGACATGGTAGGTGCTGGTGCAATTGAACTTCGTAGAGAATATCCAACACTACAAAAAGCCTGGGATCGATACAAAACTGTATGGCACATAGTAAACGAGGAATAATTACTATGAAACTATGTCCTGGGTAAAATATTTTTTAATTGAAGAAAACTGGTGCAGTGGCTGGCCTGATGCTATTGTTGGAACTGATAACGAAAAGAAAGATAAAGAGTTTGTTGCCTTTTGCAATAAGAACATGATTGATTACGGTTACAAGTGTGACAAGAAAATTCCATCTTTTATTCATAACGGACAAAGTTGGTACTGCCATCAAAAAACTGCTAAACAAGTAGAAAAAAAATTTAACATTACTGAAATTTATACTGACAAAGAACAACTTAAAGAAGAAAAAATAAAAGACAAGGCTTGGGAAATACATAAAAAAACCGATGAATACTTAATTGATAAATTGTCTCATGATGCTAATACTATGTTTAAATCAAATTATAAAAGAAATAAATTTGTAAACGAATTAAAAAATAGAAATGAAGATTTATTGAAAAACAAAGTCCATAAAAGAATTATAGAGATGTTTGATGAACAATGTTTGGTAATTGATAACCATTCTTGTGTACAAAAAGGACCGAAATTTAGGTTGGGTGATGCAAGTATTCAAAAGTAATATACCATACGTGTACGCCGCTCTAATACGGTTTAAATAGCATATATGACGAAGTTTGTAAGTGTAATAGGTAATGGAGAAAGTCGTTTTGGCTTTGACTTAACACCATTAAAAAGGTTTTCAACGGTTATTGGTTGTAATGCTTTATACCGAGATTATATGCTTGAGTACGTTGTGTGTTGCGATAGACATATGTGCCAAGAGGCGGCAAATACTTGTGGCAAAGGAACAACAATTTATACTAGAGACAAATGGTATAAACAATTTGCTATGTGGCCAAATGTAAAATGTTTGCCTCCTTTACCTTACGAAGGAGACAAAAGACAAGATGAACCTTTTCACTGGGGTACTGGTCCTTATGCAGGATTAGTTGCAACAATGTTCAAACCAAAAGTAATTTTTATACTTGGCTTTGATTTATACGGTACATCAAACAGTGGTGTAAACAATGTTTACAAAAATACCAAAGGATATGAATACATTAAACGTGCAGTTGATCCTTCATATTGGATTCACCAATTTGATAAACTAATGGAATTATCAACTATACGATGGGTAGTAGTTAATAATAAAAATTGGAAAATGCCAAAGGAATGGTCTCAACATAAAAACGTTTTCCAAGAATCATATGAAGGCATGGCTAAATTTATTAATAAACAGTTGACAAAACCTAAATAACGTTTAAAATAGTATTATGTTTGAAAAATTTAAAGAAGGAAACCTTGTTACTCTTAAACTTGTATCAGGTGAAGAAGTAATTGCAAAATTTAAAAGTATGGCTGTCTCTTCAAAATATTTTAGTATTGACAAAGCATTAGTATTAATGAATGGACCAAAAGGATTAGCATTTGGAACATTCTTTGCTACTGCTGAACAAACAGAACCTATTAACATTTCTACAGATAAAATTACATCTATTGCAAATGTTAATGATAAAATTAAAACAGAATACGAAAGAATATTTTCTACAGTAAAAATTCCTGATACACCAAAAATTATAGTATAATGAATCATTTTGAAAAACATAGCACCAGTATTAAAGCATTAGTTGATGTTACAGAAGCGATGCTAAATGAAATGGAAAAATATAAAATTGATCCTGAAACAGTAACAAAAAGACCAGAATTTACTGTGTTCATTCACTTTTTAAAATCTATATTAGATGGCGAGTTAAATATTCCAAACGACTTAACAGAAACTATACGAAACAAATCTGAAGAATTAGGACTTAATATGAACGATATAAAAAAGAGGTTGCACTAATGGCTGATGATTATGATAATGTAACAGAAGAATGTTTTACATCAACAAAGAGTTATTATAATTTTCCTTGTGCTCATAGACAATATAGGCACGAAGGCAATTGCCATTTAATTCATGGATACAGTAGAAGTTTTCATTTTGTATTTGGCATTAAATCATTTACAAAAGAAGGCTTTGCAGTAGACTATGGTGACTTAAAAGAATTAAAAGCACATTTAGATCATATGTACGACCATACTTTAGTACTTGATGAAGAAGATCCACATATGGACACTTTTAAAAAATTAGAACAAGCAGGTGTATGTCATATTAGAACCCATCCTATGGGGCCTGGTATGGAAGGTACTGCACATTATCTCTGTGACTGGACTGATAAATGGCTACGTAAAAAAACACGAGGTAGAGCCTGGGTTATTAGTGTTGAAGCAAGAGAGAATGATAAAAACAGTTCAATCTATACAAACCCAAACGCAGGTTTTAAAGGTTGGCTGTAAAAATTAATTAAATACGCACAATGAAGAATGTTGTGTGTATAAAATGGGGACCAAAATATATTCCTGAATATGTGAATATTCTTAAGAATATGGTTAGGCGTCATTCAACTCTTAATTACAAATTTACCTGCATAACCGACGACGAAACAGGTCTTGATAATGACATTAATGTCGTAAAATTTCCTAAAGATAAACCTGCAATTAAATCTTGGTGGAGCAAACTTTGGATGTTCTCTAAAGAATTGCCTCTTGATGGAACAATTTTATATTTTGATTTAGATCTTATAATATTTAGAAATATTGATAATTTATGGCAATACGATCCAGGTAAATTTTGTATTATACAAGACTTCAATCGTTGTAGAGTAGAAAATTGGCAATTATGTAATAGTTCTGTAATGAGATGGGAAAAAGGTATGTTACATAACCTATGGGAAATATACGAACAAGATCCAAGGAAAATATGGGAAAGAAACCATGGCGACCAAGATTTTATAACTGCTAAAGAAGGAAAAAATGCAACAAGGTGGCCAGTGAATTGGATACGTTCTTATAAATGGGAACTAATGGGCAAAAAAACTACCTTACTACGACAAGGTAAAAAATTTATGTACCAAAAACCACCAACTATACCAGATGATTGTAATGTTGCTGTTTTCCACGGAGAACCTAAACCATTTAATTGTGGCGACAAGTTAATAATTGACAACTGGAAATAATTTTTTTATAATATAGTATGACTAAAAAATACGACTATTGGAAAGCAATAGATCACGTTCCAAAAGATTGTGGTTACGATAAAAAATTTAAATGGGATGTCGATATGCATTCAAATGGAATAATGGGTGATTGTATTGAATGGTGTGTCAACAATTGTAAAAACAAATGGGGATGGTGGTTTAAACAAACAGATCTTTATGATCCATTACGTCATAATTGGGAAGAACAAGATAGTTACATGAGTTTTGAAAATAAAAGAGAGGCTACTGCATTCTTTCTAGCAGTAGGAATGGCCAATATGGGCGATCATGGCAAATAGATTCCACTTGGCGATACCTGCCGGCGATTTAAAAGAAGCATTAAAATTTTATTGTGATTTATTAGGCTGTGAAAGAGGTAATTCGGAATTTAAATATCCTGATGCTTGGGTTGATATTAATTTTTGGGGTAATGAATTAACCTTACACGCAACAGACCCTGACAAGAAAAATGCAGGTGAACGACACAATGTAGATATGGGTAATGTATCTGTTCCACATTTTGGTGTGCATCTAGATGCAGAAATATTTAAAAATTTAAAAGAACGATTAATAAAAAATAATATAAAATTTCTAGACCCACCTTACAAAAGATTTGAAGGCGATGAGAGAGAACAAGAAACTATGTTTATTGAAGATACAAACGGTAACTGTATGGAAATTAAAACAATGAAAAATCCTAAATCTTTATTTAAAAAAACATCATGATTATAGACGATAAACTTGACGAATATAAAAATGCAATTAATGAATTACAAGAAATTGATAATTTAGAAGTTTATCAATGGATGATTTCACTTGGTAAAAAATTAAACGACGATCCATTAAGTGAAGAAAAACGTATTTCTGAAAATCGTGTTAGTCGTTGCCAATTTAGTTTGTTTGTTGCTTGGGAAAATGGTAAATTTAAAGCATGGAGTGACGCAATGATATCAAGTGGCTATGCTTATATACTATTAGATGTTTTTAATTCGTCTCCAATTGAAGAAGCAAAACAAATTACAATGGATCATTTTCAAAAAATTAAAATGGATCAACTATTAACAATGAATCGAAAAAATGGATTTTACGAAATGATTGAAATGATGATAAAAAGGATAAAAACCATATAAAAACAGATAACTACTAATAGTATGAAACTATTCAATATAACAGACAAAGCAAAAAATCAAATGGAAGGATTACTATCTAAAAATCCTGGCAAATACGCAGTAAGCCTATCAGTATTAGGTGGCGGCTGTGCTGGCTTCAAATATGATTGGGGATTTACTGATACTAAAGAATCGGTTAACGAAGGTGATATTCTTGAAGATTGGGGCACAGGACGATTTGTTGTTGATGTAACAAGTATGTTATATGTAACAGGTACTCAAATAGATTATAAAGAAGAAGTATTCGGTTCACAATTTGAAATTACAAATCCTAATTCTAAATCAAGTTGTGGGTGTGGGGATAGTTTTGGTGTCTAATGGACACAGCCTTTGTAATAGGTAACGGTGAATCAAGAACAATTTTTCCTTTAGAACTTTTAAAGAATCACGGAACTATATATGGATGTAATGCCATTTATAGAGATAATCCAAATCTATGTCATAAAATTGTTTCAGTAAATCCTGAAATGATTGACGAATTACTTCAAGCAAAAAATAAAAATAAAATATCTCCAACTACAAAAATTTATAGCAAGGACGACCTTCCTAATTTTAGTTACGTTTTACCTAAACCTGAGAAAGTAGACCCATTTCGATTTTGGTTTGGTTCTGATGCTACTGGTAGATCAAAAAAATTAGATTTTGCAAAAAGTAGAGGATCAGGATGTTCTGCAGTACACCTTGCGTGTCATGACGGTCATAAAAATATTTTTATAATTGGATTTGACATACTTGGTGCAAGACAATGGGAATCACCCGAGGGACAATTAAGCAGAATACAAAATAACATATATAAAAATTCAAGGAATTATCCAGATAGATCAAATATGAAAGCATATTTAAAATTTGAATGGATATATCAATTAAGACAACTAGCAATACACTATCATGATAAAAATTTTTACTATATTAATAGACTTGAGTATTTAGAACGTAATGTATACCTTCATGATACAATGAAAGATATACAAAACTTCAAGTATGGGATATATGCTGATTTAAAAAAATTTGTAGATACTGATTCTATACGAATTAAATGGAAACGATACTAAATTGTTCTTGTTGAACTAGCATCCATCTTATAAATCTTTCTCATTTTTACACCAATTTTTTGTGCAAATATTTTAGTATCACAAAATGAACAAACGTGTTTATAATCATTAGATGCCCTATTTGGATCAATTTTAGACCGTGGTCTTAAGAATGTAACTCCACAGGAATCACATTTGAAAACAAATAAAGTGTTTTTTCTATGAAAAGTATGGTACATACCAAGTTTGCTCTGGCGCTCGTATAATCTTAGTGTTTTTAAAGTTTCTATGAACATTTATTGAACTCAAAACTATTTAATAAATACGTAGAGAACATAATATGGCTAGACTTACAATAGATACAGGAACGGACGGTAATACAGCAACAGGCGACACTTTACGAACTGCTTTTACAAAAGTAAACTCAAATTTCGCTGAATTGACTGGAAATCTAAATTTATCAGGCAACACTTTATTAAGTGCTGATACAAATGGCAACATTATTTTAGATCCTAATGGTACTGGATACGTAGAAATAAAAAGTGACAAAGTAATGTTATCAAGTACTCTTCCAACAAGTGATCCAACTGTTGCAGGACAAATTTGGCGAAGCGGAAACAACTTAAGAATTAGCACAGGATAATATTAAAATATGGTACAAAAAGTTTTAAATATAGGAAATAATGCAAACGATGGCACTGGTGATGATTTAAGATCAGCAATGACCAAAGTAGATGCTAATTTTACAGAACTCTTTACTGATGTAAACTTACTAACAGCAAATTTCCAGGCTGGTTCCCAACTAACAATAATTGGAAATGAAATTGCCTCAAATGCCTCAAACGCAGATATAATACTTGATCCAAATGGTACAGGTAACGTTCTTGCGTGTGCAGTACAAATTCATGATAACGAAATATCAAGTTATCGATCAAATGAAAATTTATTAATTCAAGCAAATGGTACCGGAACACTCGAATTAATAGGTGGTGACGATATCTGGATGACTGCAACAGATGATATTAAAATTAGTCCAAATGATAATATAATTCTTGCTCCACTTACAGGGAGTGGTGACGTTTATGCTTTTTTATTAAATGGCACTAAGATGATTTGGGAAGGCCATTCTACAGGTGAATGGGAAATTATGCATACTGCTACAGGAGTGAATGGTTACTTACAAACAGGAACAGCAGTACTACCAATTCTAAACGAAAAATTATGGACAATGAATGTTAATGGTCATAGTAC